CGGTATCATGCACGACGATGAGGCACGGCTCGATATGGCCGCCCTTGTGCGGGCTCGGCACGAACGGCACCGCCCGCCCGCCACGATGCGCGCGGTGCGCGAGGATTTCGATGGGCATTGATACTTCGTGTTGGAGTTCAGTCTGACTCGAAAATCAGCTTGTCGCCGAGATAGACGGCCTTTATGTCCGCGCTCCCGAGCTTGATGGCGTTGATCTGCGTGTCGCCGAGGTAGATGCCGGAAAAGCCGGTCTTCGGCGTATAGGTGATGACGATGATGCCGGAGCCGCCGGGTCCGCCATTGGTAATAGCGGTACCTTGCGTGCCCCCGCCGCCACCCCCGCCGCCATAGTCGCCGCCCGCGCCGCCGTGGCCGGCTGAGCTGCCATCACCGCCGCCGCCACCGCCCCCTGGGCCTGCAGTAGCGCTGTCACTCGTTTGCGTCCACTTGTTGCCGGGCTCGCCAGGCTTTCCGGTTAGGCTCCCGGTGGTGCCACCATCGCCGCCCGCTCCGCCACCGGCATTGCCCGCACCGCCCGTCTGGTCACCGCCGTCGCTCCCACCGTTGGCGCCGCCGCCGCCACCACCGTTGTCACCCCCGTTCCCCCCGTCCCCCCCGTTCCCGTCTGGACCGCCGGCACCGCCGCCGCCTCCTCCCACTGAACTAATTTTCCCTGCGTCGTGGATGCCCCCAGATCCGCCCGTGCGGATGAGGCTGCCAACGCTCGTTGTCGAGCTGCCGCCGCCCTTGGCAACGACGCTCGCATTGCTGGCATTTGTACCGTTGAACCAGGTATCACCCCCGTTCGCACCGTTTGAGCCGCCACCCGCCCCAACGGCGTAATTGACCGTCGCCCCCGGCGTCAGCGTCAGGTTGACTACCCGCGCGTAATCACCGCCATCTCCACCATCACCCGTTTCGCTGGCTATGTTCCCGTTCTCGCCGGCTTGGCCGCCGCCGATGCACTCAATGGTGTTGTCGTCGTTGTTCCAGTCGCTCGGGACTTGCCAGCTTGTGCCTGACTTGAGAAAGATGACGACGGGATCAGCCATTTATCACCCCCGCATTCTTGGCCGCTGCTTCGAGCTTGTCGGCCTTCTCGGACTGGCCCGCAGCTCTCATCTCCGAGAGCGCTTTTTCGATGCCGTAGGCTTTGGCCCAATGCGCTAGCGTCAGCGTAAAAACATGCCGACTTTCACCTCGCTCAAGACGATAGCCTGGAACGTGAGGCACCAGAGCGAGGCACTGCTTATTGTCGGCGTCGATCACACCGCGTAAAACCAGCGCATCTGTGTTTATGAACATCCACGCGAACGCGTCGTTGATCGCGGCCTTTAGATCAGCCCCGCTTGCACCGGGAGTTCCGTCTAATACGATAAAGTAGAGCCCCGGCGGCCCCGGCCTAAATCCAAGACGTGCAGCAGCAGACATCCGTTCGATAACTTCACGCCTCATCCTAATCATCGAACGTCAGCCCCTCTTGCTCGATGGCAGCCGCTTGTGCGTCGAGTTCAGCTTGCAGCTCAGGCCCCGGTCTGAAACCGTCCGCCTCGCTCCACACCCAGCGGGTGTCTACTGCCACCCCATCTGGCACCGCGACGAGCGTGTGCCCGGGGATGCTGTCTTTCTCGGGATCGGCAACGATGACGTTGAGCACCGCGCCAGTGTTGGGATCAACAACCGCGCACCTCATGATCCTGCATCCGTTATGAAGTAGAGCGTGTCGGGGTCCGGCGTCAGACCGTCGTAGGTCGCTTGGTCCAGAGTGACGATCTTCAGGTTCTCCCGAGCCGTGACGGCGTTCGCCACGTCGCCGAGATTTTGCGAGGCCCTGAGCAGCGGCGTTCCCTCGACCGCCACCACGCCAGCCGACAAGCGCGTTAGCGTCGTGTCCGTGGCATGGCCGATATTGACGCCCGCGAATTGGGGGCTGTCGGACGTGCCGAGCCCGAGCGAAGAGCGAGCCGTCGCGCCGCTTTCCGCGACGAACGTGGACCCATTGCCGACGATGAAATTGCCGTCCGCTGCGCTAAGGCCGGCAATCGCCTGCAGGTGAGCGGCGAGGTTCAATGTCGTTGTCGAGATCGACAGGCCGGTGCCGAGCGAGAGCCACGTGACCGCGCCAGCCGAGTCATCCCAAAACATGATGCGATCAGCGCCCGGATCGGACAGAGAGGCCCCCGTTCCGCCGTCGGCGAGTGCAACGTCAGTGCCACCGGCCCGGTAGACGCTAGAGTGCAGCGAGAGCGTCGGATTGCCGGAAACGCCATCACCGTTCGTGACCTCAATCTGATTGGCCGTTCCAGTGATGGTCCGAACAGCCCAACTATCAGAGCCAATGCGGACAGCAAGGCCGGTTGACGAGAGCCCCGCGACCGCCGTCAGATCGCCGTCGGCGTCCTGCTTCGCGCTCGGCGCCAGTCCAGCCCAGGAAGTCAGATTGCTCGACAGTGGCTGGTAGACAGATGACAGCGCCGAGATCGCATCGCCGATCTTAGAGTCGACCTCGCCCGCCGTATAGTAATCGTCCGGGTCTTCGTTCGCCCAAGCGTCGAGATTGGCGCTTGCCGCTTGCGGCGCGAAGCCGGCCGACTTGATGACCTTTCCGGTCGAGCCATTCCACACAACGGCATGACCGTCCGTTACGCCGCCGGCTGGCCCCACGACGTCGCCCGAGCCCTCGCCCGGCGCGCCCTGTTCGCCCTGCTTTGCCAGCAAATCCCAATCGGACGGCGACTCTGCCCCAGGCTCTTGCGTCGTCTGCGTTACGGCGATCCAGCTCGAGCCGTTGTGCTCCACGGCGTCGAGTTTGTCATAGGTGCCGGCAGACCATGGCCCGCGCCAATTGATGCCGCGCTCGCCGGGCTCGCCTTTCTCGCCGGGATCTCCCTTGTCGCCCTTTTCGCCCTTCTCGCCCCGCGGAATTTCGAAGTCGAGAACGGCAGCCGTCGCCGTGCCGACGTTCGTCACGGTCGCGGGATCGTCGGGATCAACCGTCGTAACGGTGCCGACGGTGATCGTTGCGGCCGCCCCAGGATCGCCCTTGTCGCCCTTTTCACCCGGGTCGCCTTTGTCGCCCTTGTCCCCTTTGTCGCCCTTTTCGCCCTTCTCGCCCCGCGGAATTTCGAAGTTGAGAACGGCAGCCGTCGCTGTGCCGACGTTCGTCACCGTTGCCGGTTCGCCGGGATCAACCGTCGTGACCGTGCCGACCGTGACTGTCGCGGCGAGCCCGTCGTCACCTTTCACGGCAGCGCCGACGAGCATCCAATCACTGGTGCTCTGCACCGGCGAGCCCGTGTCAGGCTCGTTATTCAGGTTGTTTGCGGTGATCGAGATGAACAGATTGCCACCGTGCGAGACCAGATCCCCCACTTGGTAAGTGGTGCCGGAATCCCACTCGCCTTTCGGCGTCACGATCTGAATGTCCGTCTCGGCCGCAAGACCGATGGCAACATAGCGCCAGGTCTTCGTAAAGCTGCCCTTGGTCGCCTTGATCTGATAGGCGCCGCCGGCAACGTGGAACGCGACGAAGCCCTCTGCATCGGCCGTGATCGGATTTCCGATCTGCTGCGTCCCGTCCCGATCCGAATAGAGAACTGCGAGCGGCTGCCCAGGCACCTCACGGCGGACCTCGACGGAAGCGCCGGCCTGCACATTGCCGCGCTCGTCAACGATCGTTGCCTGCCATCGCGCAAGCGCCATGACTCACCTCGTTTCGATTGTCAGTTGATCCGCGGTCCGCGAATGTCGCCTTCCGGGCTGCTCAGCGTCACGAAGCTGATGCCGTCGATAGCGGCGCCCGCAGCACCGCCCGGCGTATCAGGACTTCCGTTGCGAATAGAAGTCGCCCCCGGCTGGCCGGGACCCCCCCCATCGCCGCCTGAGACGGTATTCGACTGGAACGCGGAAAACCCACCAGCGCCGCCTTCTGTTTCCGTTCCCGATTTGCCCTTAGAGCCCTCGGGAATGGCCAACTCTTCGCCGCCGCCCATGCCAGGGAGACGGCCTGCACCACCGCCGCCACCAGCGCCACCGCCTAAAAGGAAGCCAACGCCACCACCACCGCCGCCGCCGCCCCAAATAGCACCCTGCGAGGCGTCGACGTTGACTTGCGACCTTGTATATAGCGCGACACCCCCATCCTCCCCTTCAGAGTCAAAGATGGATGGCGGGCCGCCATCGCCGCCTTTGCCCTGAATGCGTCCTCGCACGATCAGGTTCGGCACGAAGCCCATAGGCCATTCGCCGACGTCGCAAGCCGGATTGGCCGTGCTGGTCGAACCAACGATCACGTTGCTCTCGATGATGAACGTGACGGTGATTTCCGGGCTCTCGCCGCCGGTCACTTCGGGATAGATGTTGTCGTGTAGCTCCCGAAGATTGATGTTGTTGATGTTGCTGTCGATGATCACGACACGATCAGTCAGCGACGGCTCGTCTTCATCGACTCGCGTGAACAACATCTCTTCGGCCTCAACTTCCCACCTGTCCGGCATCGGATTGAGGCGCGTGACTTGGATCGGCGCGAATACAGGCTGTCCGGTGATGTCCTGATTGAATGTCCAGCCGATCTGGTAGCCGCCGCCGAGCACGATGTTGCCATGGGCCCGGCGAGGCACCGCAAAGTTGATGCGGCGTGGCGGATCGCGGAAGCGGCCGAGCTGGATATTGTTGAGCCGCTGAGCGATGGTGCGCGCGCCGAAAGGAATCCACCTGCTATGGATGATCTTGTTGGCGCGGCCGTTGTACTCGTCTATGGCCTCGAGATCCACTGTCAGCAAGGCCGAGCGATAGTTGTCGGTCTCGTCAATCGGCCTCAGTGGATTGCGCAAGGCGAAGTATGTGAGCACGTCCGACAGTCGCGTGTCGGGTTGCTCTCTCGTCCTGAGCGATCCACTGATGATCGTTTCCTCGGTGAATTGCGCTGCCGTGGTCGGGATCGGCCGAAGCACCTGCAGGCGAATGCGCTTGTTGATCGAGTCCCACCAGAGCGCGAGCGCGGCTTGCTCCACCAGCTCAGAGACGAGCTTATTGACGGCAGTCGGCTCCGTGATGAGCGTCGTGTAGAGGTTCTGCAGGAACGCGCCGGTCTCGCTTTTCCAGCTCACAAGCGGGATGTATTCGCTCGGAACTCCCGCGTAGTTTTCGAGCAGATCGGCGATGATGTCTGCCGGGTCCTCGGCGCTATACGGCAGACAAAGCTGCACACGGCTGCCGGCATCGTGCTCGACAACTTCCGTCTCGAATGAGAAGCCCGGGATCGTCGTTGCCCTGGTGAGCGTGAGCGTGTCGCCGCTGCGTGTGAAGGCGCACACTTCCTTGCCGCCGATGTTGACGTAGCCGCTGGCGGGATACTCGGCATCCCCAACGCCGCTCGGCGAGAGAATGGCCTGCGTGTCATCTGCGTCGATCGGGGCGATCAGGAAGCCGTTGCTCGGTCGCGGCGCGAGCGCCCGGTCCCCATCGGCGAGCTTCAGAATGTCCGTCGCCACCACGGAATACTTGCCGTCCGGCGTCGGCCCGTCGACACTCTCGATGACAAAGTGGAAGGTTTCCATCTCGGCGAGGGACTGCCCCTGGAGGCCGCGGATCAGCCGGAAGTTGCGGCCCCTGAGCTTCGTTCCGTAGCGCGCCCGCCACTTGCCCCAGAACGTGCCGGACTCGAAGGACTCTGAGCCCATCACGTGCCGGTGATCCTTGAACGTGACGGTGATGCGCGCCCGCTGGCCCAGGTTCTTGCCGAGGCTGACGATCGCCGGCTCATAGTTGACCGACAGGATTGACGGGATCGCGTCGAACTCGATCGGCAGCTCTGCCGTCGCCTCGGCGAAGCGCCAGGTCCGCGTCGGACCGGCCGGCGAGGTGATCTCCCAAGCTGGCGTGTCGATTTCGACCAGTGTCAGGTGCTTCATGCGACGCCGCTCATTTCGAGATCAATGGCAATGCGCCCCGTGTCGAAGCTCACCACGGGCTGGGGCTGGTTCGTCATCCAGCAGTAGCCGACGTCCCGCGGGAACTCCTGCGGCTTCCAAGCGACGAAGAACGGCTTCTCGCCGCTGGCCTTGATGAACGGGTCCATGTGCTGGCGATACCAGCCCGGCGTGAGATGCCGGAAACTGAGCGAGGCTTGCCGGCTTTCGCTCAAGATGATGCGGCCGAGGAATTGGCCGTTCTCGCTGAGCGCGTTCACGCGATCCTCGACGCGGCCGAAATTGATAGGCGTGTGATCGGATGCTATACCGCGTTCGGCGACTAGCAGCTTCCCGACGTATAGCACCGCCACGGTCGGCACGTCGCTTCCCGGCTGGATCTTGAGCCTGATGTGCGTCAAGGCTTGCGGCGTGAAGCGGAACAGCGCCGGTCCGTCATCCGGCAACAGCACCTCTTGCACCAGCTCTTGCCAGTCCGGCTCTTCCGGGCTGCCCGTCATCTCGCTGGCACCCTCGACGGACACGACGCAAGAGGCCGAGCCCAGGTTGTGCCGGGCAATGGCGAGATAGTCGACGGGATCGACTGAGTTGATCGCGACCGTCAGGTACTCGTCACCCGCCGGCGAGCCCGGCGAGGCGAGCCACCGGAGCGCCGTCGACGGATTGGCCAGGTTCGCTGCCGGATGGTCCGGGTGCTCGGTGGTGGCCGAGACGTTGGTTGCGGTGACGAGATTGCGCCAACCGAAGATCGGCGTTGCCAGGGACTCGCCGGCCCCGAGCACGATGTTGTTCGAGATGACGATCATGCCAGCACCACCTGAGCGCCGTCACGCTGACGCTGCAAAAGCTGCTCCATCAGCGCGCGCATCGTTTCGCCCGTGAAGATGTCACTCGGGTTGATGCCCTGCACATGCAGCGTTTGCGTCGGCAACTGCGAACCGGGCTGCGCTCCACCAGCGGACGCGGGCTCAGCCGCGCCACTGCTGACACTCGGCGTCCTGCCGCCGCCGATGTTCGTGCTGCGGATCGTTGCGAGCTGCGCCGCACCGGAGGCCGCCGCGGCAGCAGCCTGCGCCCAGCCCCACGGCGTGCCGCCGTACTGCGCGAGCGTCTTCGTGATCGACTCTGCCGTGTTGACGATGGCCGCGGCGATGGCCGCCGCCTTGGACTTGCCGAAGATCTGCTGCGCTGCGCCGGCGATCTGCGAGGCGAGCCCGAGATAGGCGTTGGCCGCGATGGCCTGCGCCTGCACCTGCGCCCGCGCCGCCGTCTCGGCCGAGATGGCGACGTGCTGCTGCAGCTCGGCGATGCGCTGCAGGCGGGCCATGAGCTCCTCCTGCGGCGTGCGCAGGCTCTCGGTCAGCATGATGCCTTCGCGCTGGAGCTGATTGCCATAGGCGACGAGTTCGTTCAGCCGTGTGCGCAGCTCCATCTCGCGCTGCATGCGCTCCTGCTGGTTCTCGAAGCCTGGCGGGGCCTGATTGACTGTGGTTTCCCATGCCTCTGCCGCCACCTGCATCTGCTGCTGCCGAAGGGCGATCTGTTCCCGCAAAGCTGCCGCCAGCTTCTCCATGCGGGCGAGTTCTTCCTCCTGAGCAGCGCGGATGCCCTTCGGCAAGAGACCTTCGGCAATCTGTGCTTTGAGACGCGCACCGTTCTCCTCGACCTCCTGAAGCCTTACCTGAAGGGCATCCAGCGGCAGGGTATCAATTCTCTTCACACCGAAAGCAATATTCTCGAGCACTCCTGCCAGACGTTCCAGCACGGGAATCGTCGCTGTAACGATTTGCGCCTCCAGGCTGGAAAGCGATTTGTTCGACCTATCGAGAGCCTTGGTGAGCCGTTCCGCAGCCTCGGTCGTTTTCTGGTCCAGCATGAGCCCCAGTTGCTCGGCTTCCATGCCGAGGGCTTTGATTGCAAAAGAGCCTTCATTGAGAAGGCCGATCAACTCGCCACCGGCACTCCCGAACAATCGCTGCGCAGCCGTCGCCTTGGTGGCGCCATCTTCAAGGCGCGAGAAGGCATCGGCGATTTCGAGAAGCACCTGCTCGGTGCTTTTTATCCGCCCGCTGGCATCCCGAACGCTAATCCCCAGCGCGTCAAAGGCCTGGGCTGCAGAACTCTTCGCGTTGCTCGCTGCCTCCACGATCTTCTGGCTGAGCGTCTGCATGCCGCTTGCCAGCGTTTCGAAGGCAAGGCCGTTCTGCTCGGCGGCATAGCGCAGCTTACTCAACTCTTCGACCGGCGTTCCGATAGCCCGCGCTGCTTTGGCGAGCTTGTCGATCTCGCGGATCGTGGTCATCATGGCCGCGGAAATGCCGGTCGTAATCGCGCCCATCGTGACACCGAGACCGGCGGCGATCTTGCCAATATTCGCGGCAAACTTGCTGAGCTTGCCGGAGAGACTCTTCAGTCCCTCCTCGACCTCGGCCGCATCGATCCCGAGAAGGATACGCAGGCGGCCAATGATCGGATTATTCGCCATGTCTCAGACTCCTGCCGAGCGCCGCGCTAGCCGAGAAGCGGCTTTCGTAACGTGCGCCCGAAGTAGACGAGCAATCATGGATGGCCCTTTACGTCTCAGATGATCCCAGGTCGGACGCATGAACGGCTGCGCAGGATGATGGGCCGTCCCGAACTCCTGATAAAAACCATACGGCGGCCGGTTGTTCGCTCCCGCCCCAATGGCAACCTCGACATTCGTGCTCGTCTTGAACTCCGTGGTCACACCGATGCTTTCTTTGAGAGCGCCCGTAAGAACTGGCGCCCGGCTTCGAGCCTCTTCGGCGAACGGATTTGCGCTTTCGAGCAGCACATCCTCGAGGACATCGCCCCGCACGGCTTCAGGCAGCCCCATGAGCGATTTCTGCAGCTCGCGAAGGCCTTTCACGTGGATGAGATACTTAGCCATTGGGCTTGGTCCTGCTGCCGGCCGTGATAAACCGCCAGATTTCGAGCTGTTCCTGCCACGTCTGTCTTCTGCCGCGCCGTTGCCGCTTGACGAGAAGGCTTGATAGTTTCGGGAATCTCCTCGGGGCCGCCCGCATCAGCGCGGCGGTCGTGTGAGCGAGCCAAGCGCGACTGTTGTGCTCGTTCTCGGCGCGGGCAGCCGCGCCTTCGAGGCAAAGAAGGATCAGCCGCGGCGTCAGTGTCCAGAACGTGCGCGGCTCGAAACCGGATTCGATCCAGCGCGTGAAGAGGTCCGCCCACTGCCATTTCGCGGTGCCGTTGCCGCCCCGAAAGGGCCGATTTCCCCCGCTTCTGGGAAGGCCAGTACAAAAGCTCTCAGGGCCGCCGCCATAATGCCGCCCACGCCAACAACCGTCATGATCCGCCCGGCATCCTCATGAGTGATCTCAGGGTGGTGATCGCGCAAACCGGCCCACACCAATGCCCGAGTCATCCGCATCGGAATCTTCCCGCCCCTGGCGAGCTCGGCAAAGTGCTGGGCGATGTCCGTAAGATCCTTTCCGGTCGCGTCCTCCAGCTCACACAAGGCGTTGACGCTGTAGCTTAGAGTGTACGTTTGACCATCGGCCTCAACGCTCACCGTCCCCTTGATTGGGTTCCCCATAATCCCCTCGTTTGATGGAAGTTGATCAAACGTCTGTCCAGACCGGCTTGCCGGTGATCTTGAAGGTGACGCTCAGCGTCATCTTGTCTTCGATCGGCGCCTCCGGCGAAAGCTCCGTAATGATCGCCTTGAACTCCACAGACGCGCCGTTCGGGAACGATATTTTAACCGGGACGGGATCGTCGGCCTCCTGCGCTTCTCGTAGCATCACCGCCGTCGCACCGCCCGGCACGTAGTTGAGATCGACCGTCGCCTCGCCGGCGTCGATCAGGCCGGGAATGAACTCGCGGTACTTGTCCTGGCTGCCCGTGTGCGTCGCATCAACCGCATCACGGGTGGTCGTCGGTGGGACCGTATTCGTAATTTCCCCGAGAGAAACCCAGTCCTCCGGGCTCCCCCATTTGATGGCGACATCAACGCCATACCCGATGGCTGCTTGCGTGGTCATTGCTGCTCATCTCCTTTTGCCCGCAACCTCATCGCTCCTCGAACCACATGAGATAATCGCGGCTAACCCGGTAAAGCCCGGTTCCTGCGTCGAACCCATCCCGCTCCGCATCGAAAAACACGCCCTGCACGGCCACCGTCTCGCTGCCCGCCGTCATCGGGCCGCGGTAGCCGTCGAGCCGCGCCTTCACCAGATCGGCGAGCCGCGTGGCGTCGTCCGGG